CTGAAGGTGAAGACCTTCCATTCGTAAAACTATACTCCCATGCCTTCCAAGGTCCTGGTGGATGGTATATTGAGAACTCTCTGACGACTCTGGGTCAGAAAGATCCTGTATCAGAGTACAATACTTCTCTGTGGAATAATGGCACAGATGCAGGTAAAGAAACCGCACGTAAGCAGAAGCGTAAACTGACTTATGTTGCAAACATCTATGTCGTCAAAGATCCTGCTAATCCTGATAATGAAGGTAGAGTCATGCTCTACAAATTCGGCAAGAAGATCTTTGACAAACTCACTGCCGCAATGCAACCTGAGTTTGAGGACGAGGAAGCAATTGATCCATTTGACTTCTGGCAGGGTGCTAACTTCAAGTTGAAGGCAAAGAACGTTGCTGGTTATCGTAATTATGACTCTTCTGAGTTTGCCCGTCAGGATGCTCTTCTAGACGACGATGACGCAATGGAAGGAATCTGGAAGAAAGAATATTCTCTTGCAGAATTCGTTGGTGCTGATCAATTCAAATCTTATGAAGACTTGAAGAAGCGTCTTGGATATGTTCTGGGTAACTCAGTTCGTCATTCCACAGATGAAGAACTTGAGGATGAAAGTGAAGGTCGCGGTCCTGTACCTTCTTCACTTCCAGAAAATCTTCAGGATGAACTTAACAGTCTAAAACCGACTACTTCATCTGCTTCGGTTGAAGAAGATGATGATACGCTATCTTACTTTGCTAAACTAGCAGAATAATTACAAGAGGTCTTCGGACCTCTTTTTTTATGGTGAGGTGACTCTGGTATTTTCTGTTCTTACTAGATTCTCATTCACATACTCAGATGATCTAGAGTAAATCATTTCTTCACGCATATCATTAAGGAATTGTTGTAGATATGATTCCTTTAACAGATAAATGGATCTCTTGGCATCATTCTTTCTGACTTCATATTCATAGTTAGAGATTCCATTGATTGGAGATATTGTTGTAGTATAAGAGTCAGGATCCGGAATTCTAAAAGTAGAATCAACAACCTTACCTTTGGGTAAAATCAATCTACCATTAGTATCTTTTACTTCTCTAGTTTCATAGTGATGCACATCATTTAATTGAGCACCATAAATCTCTAATGAATAATTATAAATCTGTCTATCCGAGAGTGGCCATTCATTTCTAACATTAATAATACCGGCAGTCATCAGAACAACCCAATCAAGTTCTGCATCACCATATAATTCTTCTGCCACAGTATCGGGTCTTGCACCTTCTACAATTTCATACTTATTAAAGATGGTGAATACATTTTGTAAGTCATCACGAAGTTTGCATCTCCTGAAGAGATTCTTGACTCTTAGATAGTTTGAAGATGAATTACTATCAGATAAAAATGACTGATAGTCTAATTCTGGTAGTTCTCTGAAGTATCCCATTTTAGTATCCTACTCCTCCGAATCCTGTATTCTTTTCTCTAAATGCTTCCTCAGGATCTCTATAAGGTCCCATATCACTATCATAATCAATATCATAAATTGGTGCGAGTTCTTTGAATGCTAAATTCATACTCATAGAAACTGGTGTTCCATCATCGTAAGTTGAATATACACCCTCACCAGTGTAATTTACAGAAATATTTTCTAAGAAACATTGTTTAAATTTATGTAAGAACTGATGTTCTCCATTTCCTTGTCGATATCTTAATTCAAAAACATTTGGTGTCTTTAAGAATAAATTTCCAGAACCTGCTTTAGGAGCCATGCCTTTTTTGAAAAATCTAATTATCTGTTTTATCTCTTCTGCTTCACTTGCACTTCTTGGCATCATCTTAAATGTAAAATTAAAATTTCTCAGTGATGGTCCATTGAAAAGTAACTCCATGTTTGGGTTAAAGACCTGACCACTTTCTCTTGCCAATAATTGATTAATGGAAACATTAGCACCAAAAAGGTTGACAGCTTGGGAGGCAAAATATTTTGTCGCTATATCTTGAGCGTTCTGAAGATCAATTCCACTTGCTCTTAATCCACCTTCGGCTTGTTCTACAAATATTTTTCCTGCTGTTCCAAAGTCTCCTCTGAGTACTGCTGGACCCACACCTTTCATTATTCCCTCTACCGAACCCAATCCGGCACCAATTAATGAATTCATGCTGTCATCAGTATAATTTACTGAATTGCCATCTTGAATATTTGAAGGTATTGGAAGTAGAATAGTTCCTAATGGTTGCTTATTGCTATTTCTCCTAAATCCTGATCTAATATCACTGGAATAACTACGATACTTAGTTCTGTTTGCGCCAGTATCGTATGGTTCTTTTCCAGTTACTTTTCCAGATTGATCTTTTACTTCTCTAGTTCCCATAACATCTTCTTGCCCATCGGCCCGGGCCACAGGAACATAGTCCAACATATCAATCTGAAGGTAATCGGTCCCAGCCGTAAACATCTTCAGTGGATATCTCAGAACTTGTTTATTGCGACCTTTACCACTACGATTAAAGTTTACGGCTGCCATTACAGGACTATTTTCGTTTCCATATTTATTTAGTCACGAATTTCGCATAATTAATATTTTTTAAATCATCAAACTCATCAATATCAACAATATAAAGTTGTCCTGCAAGTTCTGCCCATGTATATGCTCTAGATTGTCTCCAGTGCATGTTAATACCTACGAATCCCCACTGATAAACTCCGGTGCAGGCAATAAGTGGATGTTGATCATATTCAATGTTGGGTGTCTTTGCATTATAAACAAAAGTATAGTAACCACCTGAATCAGGAACAGGAGTCACTGTTCCATTCAGAGCACCCATGATTTCCATCATTTGGTCTTCTGGATCAGTCATTCCGATAATCTTATCTTTAATCTTTTCTATACGATTCATCTAATACCTAACTCATCCTCTGTTAGAACTTTGAACTCCCATTGTCTATCTTCACAGAATTCTTTTGCTGCTTTCCACTTTGCCTGATTCTTGGCATACTCACAAACTTCATAGACATATCCCTTAGTCTTTCTTTTCTGAACTTTGGGTTCAACGCACTGTTTTTTAGGTTTGATTTCAATCACATATTTTTTAATTTTACCACCTCTTTCTTTAACCTTGATATAGAAGTCAGGAAAGTATCTGTGATATCTATTATCAATGGGCGAAACATATGGCAGCACAATCTCTTCACTGCCCCATTCTAATATATTCTCATTGGAATCACAATATTTCATAAACTTTAATTCCCACAAAGACCTATAAACAATATTAGTATAATCACCTCTATATTTCTCTGGATATGATGGACGATATTTTCCCTTATAAGACATCTAAATACTTAATAATGTAATACTCCTGAAAGGTATTTAGAGTGGCAAATAGGATAGTTAAAAAGTTTGCGATGAAAGATATGAGAGAATTGGTCGGTGACCTCTCTCAAACAAATCATTATATGGTAAGTTTTTCTACATTGAATTCCACTCTGATGAGTTATATTCAAAAAAGAATTGGTTTCCAAGAAGATGTAAGAAATTTTTTATCTAGAAAAACTGGTCTTCTTTGTTCTGAGGCATCATTGCCAACGAGTTCATTTGCAACTGGTGAAGTACGAGATAATTTTATGGGTATTCCTCAGGAGTTTGCTCATACTCGTTTATATACTGATATTGACTTTACATTCTATGTTGATAGCGATTATGTCAACCTAAAAATATTTGAATCCTGGATGGACTATATTAGCGGTGGATCAGAAGTAGAAGTATCAGAATTAAATGAAAACTATTATAGAAGGATGAGATATCCGGACAATTATAAAGTTCAGACGATGTTCATTTCAAAGTTTGAAAGAGATTTTAACTCTCAAATAGATTATCAATTTATTAATGCATTTCCAAAATTAGTCACGGCAATTCCTGTATCGTATGGTGCCGCAGATTTATTAAAAGTTTCCGTTCAATTTACATATGACCGATACATTGTGAATCCCAGAGGATCTATCAAAAAAGCAAATTCAAGTGGATTTAATGATATTACTCGTGTGGCAAATGATACAACTGCTACTTCCACCACTTTTCCGTCAATTGGATCAGCAGCTGCTAATGAATACTTTGAGGATAATAGAAATAGTTTACTTAACGATTCACGCGGAATCCCCTTTGATTATGATCCAACCAGATTAGGATTTCAAAATATTGATATTCCATCAAAGAAAGTATTAGAAAGATATCCTACATCCGGCTCACAGACGACAAAACGACCACCATATGAACAACCTTTTGATCGACCCGGAGATCAATCTGCTGAAGCAGCAGCCAAAAAGCAAGAAGCAGCAAAATTAAGAAACTACCAGGAAACACAGAGAAAGGCAGCAGAACTTAAAGCAGATATTGAAGCGAGAAAAAAAATGTTTGGGACTCCATTTTAAATTAAAAATGACTCTATAAATAAAATTACTGAAGTGTTATTACAATTACCATGCCTTTACCCAAGATTAATACACCGACCTATGAGTTAGTGTTGCCTTCTACCGGAAAGAAGATTAAATATAGACCCTTCCTTGTAAGAGAAGAAAAAATTCTTATTATGGCAATGGAATCTGAAGACATGAATCAGATTACCAGTGCAATCATTCAAATCATTGGTGATTGTCTTCTTGTAAAAGATATCAAGGTAGAATCTTTGGCAACTTTTGATATGGAATATTTGTTTTTGAATATTCGTGCAAAGTCTGTTGGTGAAACTGTAGAAGTCAATGTGACTTGTCCTGATGACAATGAAACTCAGGTTGAGATGTCTATCAATATTGATGACATCAAAGTTAAAAAGACCAGAGGACATAAGAACATCGTTAAACTTGATGACGAACTTTCAATGAAACTTAAGTATCCATCATTGGATCAGTTTATTGAAAACAATTTTGACACCGGGCAGACAAATAATGATATCACCCAATCCCTTTCAATGATTACTTCATGTATTGAAATGGTTTATAATCAAGAAGAAAGTTGGGAAGCAAAAGACTGCTCTCAGAAAGAACTTAGTGAGTTTGTAGAACAAATGAATACAAAACAGTTTAAGCAAATTGAAAAGTTCTTTACTACAATGCCTAAACTATCACATGAGATTGCAGTGAAAAATCCAAATACTGGTGTTGAATCTGAAGTAGTTCTTGAGGGATTAGCATCTTTTTTCAGCTAGGTATGTCTCATACGAATCTTGAGTCATACTTTAAGATAAATTTTGCTTTGATTCAGCATCATAAATACTCTTTAACAGAGATTGAAAATATGATTCCTTGGGAGAAGGATATCTATCTAACACTACTTCAACAATACATTGAAGAAGAAAATCTAAAGGCACAACAAAATAGTGGAAACTAATCTAGAGCAGCAATCACCAAAACTAAATGTTACGAATGTCTCCTCGGCAGTATTCGGAAAAGAAGAAGGTGCTACTCTAGGTAAAGAAAGTAGTATTGGAAAACTTTCAAGAATTTTAAGAACCACTCGTCTTAAAGTAAATGAAGTTGAAAAAAGTATTACTGGAATATCTGCAAAATTTCTTGAAATAGAAAAAAGAATTACATTAAATACTGAGAATATAACAGGTAATATAGAAAAGACTGCATCAAATACTGAAAAGATAAAAGGCAATATAAAAAAGAGTGAAACAAACGCCAAAAAAATAACAAGTATTAAAAACACACTCCAAAATCAAAAAAGTAAAATAGGAGAAAAATTACCCGGAAGTACCGAAGAAAAAGAAAAGGCAAAGTTAAATACAACACTAACAGAAACCAATAGAATTCTTGTAGAGATTCAGAAGCAACTTGCTTATGACTTTGCCATGAGAGTGGCAGAGGATAAACAAGAGGTGGCAGAAGATAAGGAAGCAACATCCAAGGAAAGATTTAAGAGAGAAGAAAGTGCTCTAGAAAAATCTGCAAAGTCCATGGTTTCCACAGTTAAAACCGCAACTAAGAAAATTGTTTCTCCGATTGGAAATATCTTTGAGAAACTACTAGCATTCATAGGAATTCTTGGTAAAGGTATTCTAGTTAATGCTGCTTTTGATTGGTTTAAAGATCCAGAAAATAGGAAAAAACTGACTAAGTTCTTTAATATTTTAAAAGAAAACTGGAAAACACTTGCATTGATTATTGGAGTTATTGCAGGAGGAGCACTTATTGCAAATATAGCTGGATTTGTTGCGGGACTTGGTGGTCTCATTTCTTTTCTCCTCAATCCAGCAACTTTAGCAATACTAACAACTCTTGCAGCGGCTG